CAATACGGTGGAGACGTAGCAATGCAATCTATACTCTCATCTGGGATATTCTTCAGCACTTCAAGGGCATTACCTTGAATTATCGTGTTCCTGATGTCGTCTATGTTATACAACCACCTACCCCCACAATATGGCTGTCGTAATCCCGCAGGCTGATAGCCAATAAAGAGCCCTCGGGTAATCTTTCTCCCATAAACAGGCAATCGTGATCACTCCGTATGCCACCAACAACGCCTTCATAAGCCATGTGGAAATCATACCCGCACCATCCTTGTCACCCAGAACGTAACTTCTTTTGCATACTGGGCTTTCAACTCATCTGGCAATTCATATCTTGTAGTCTTCCTTAATTTTCTTTCTATAAACCAGTGTCCCACCGTGAGCTTTTCCACCCCATCAAGCCTTGCCTTAATTTCTCTATCTAACTCATCATATTCTTTCATTATCTTTTTTAGTTCATCATATCTATCGAGTAGAGTCTCAAAATCAGTATCGTCTATGATCTTCATCTCTTTCCCGGCACGTTCAGGCAGGCAGATATGAACATACTCGCAGCCTTCACATATGGCATCGTTATCAACTGGTTCTGGTAGTGTTCCATTGACCACATGCTCATTGATCCTCTGGGCTTTTTTACAGAGGCTATCGGCAAGTTCCCAGTCCAAATCACACCATATTTCTTTCATCTGCCCCGTGGATTTGTTTTTGAAAATAAAGACCCCTCGCTCAATATTTGACATGAGCATATAAATATTTAATTGTGCAGGGTATTTTTGCATATAAACATATTTTGATTTTTTCATATCATTTATACTGTTTATGGCATTGAATACATAAGGCGATGCGCTTTTGATTTCCAAAGGGACGGCCTTACCATCTATAAGTATTTTTGCGTCTATATGCCCTGAGATATTGAAATCAGGGTAAAAGAAGGGGCGTTGTTGTTCAACAATCGTAAATCCAGCCTGTTTTAAATCTGTTAGGACAACATCCTCAAAGATGTTGCCCAGGTCAAAAACAAGCTGCAACCCTACACCATGGAGGGTCTTTTCTTGCCATTTCGTTCTTTCGTATACCAGATACCTCTCGCAAGGATGACCAAGCTGACTTGCTCTATTTGTATGGACAGGCATCTGTTTTATCTGTGCCTGCTTTGTCTCATAAATTTTTTCCACCAGCATTGTCCGCCTCCTTGAGGTCTCTTAATACACCCAAAGCCTTACCAATCCATTTTTCATTAATCCTATAATCCCCGTTTTCCTTTTTTCGCTTTACATCATTAATTCCAAAGGTATATGTCCTGTCGTCTTTTTCGAAGAATGAACATTGACGGCAGATTCTTTCCATCTCCTCTAAATCTTTTTCACAATACTGGGCAAGTTCATCAAGGAACTTATCTCTAATATCTTTTTCTTTTGATTCCTCTTTTTTGGGCTTTTCTGTCTCTTTATATTCAATCCGCCTTGTCTGGCTTTGAACAATGCCTGCCTGTTTTATATCTTCCCATGTGAGGTTGCGTATCCCAAGAAGCCTTGTAATCCCATTTCCTATGCAATTGGTATAGGCCGCCTTCTTTACATCGCCCTTGTCTATCTCGCTGGGTGGCAGTTCATTTCTCTGTTTGTCATACCGTTTGAAGAACCCATCTTTGGAAGACCTCGTCCCTATCGCCTCAATGGTTACACCGCCAAGAGAGAAATATCCCTTGTAGGTGTAAGAAAAATGCCCGCCTTCTTCTACTTCAAAAAAAGGCTCATCAATACGCCATGAGATACCGAAAAGTCGGGCTATCTTTTCAGCCCCTGAAACTTGTAAGTATGGCTTACCACTTTGGTCAATCCAATCATATTGATTGGTTACCCTGAGAGCGATGTTCTTAATCTTATTGATTGCATTGATGCGACTTTCTGCCTGCTCTGCTATTGTTATAAGATCCTCTGATGCAATAGCAGGCGTGGATGATAGAACATCTAAATCGTTCATAAACCCTCCTTATTTTTTTATTTATTTGTTAGATTGTAATTGTTTATTGATCTCTCTATAAGCCATGCCCTATCTGACTTTATCCCCTCCTTGTATTCTTGATTTTCTACGATGCCATTAAGCAAGAATATCCAGAATAGTAAAAAAAGACAGAAGATGATTGCTGCACTTATGATATTTTTCATCTCTTCCCCTCCTTATTGTTTTCTAAAAATCGCCTCGCTTTTTCCTCGGCATGGCGTTTTAAATCAATGACCTTCGGTATCGGCTGGTCTATGTGGAAATATGCCTTAATTTGTGCTATTTCCCTCCTTAATTCTTGGATTTCTTTTAATAATTCTTGAAGGATAACCTGCCCAGACGGGGATGAAGAAAGGAGGGCATCCCCGTCTTTTAATTGGGCAGTCAAGGAGGGGTTTGGGGAGTGGGTTGGCATTGTTTTTAATCTTTAAAAACAATATAAGTAAAAAAATAATGCGGACTAATTTTCATAATATTACAGATATTTAGAAATATCTCCATTGAGGGCTTATGTTTGCCCTCTTCCAGAGAGGTAATAAGATTTGCAGTTGTTCCAATTAATTTAGCAAATTGATTTCTATTCATCTTTAAGGATAACCTGAGTTCTTTTAATCTTTCAGGTGTCCATGCCCATTTGCCTTCCATTTATACCTCCTGTTTAAATTTTAAATACATTTACAAAATATAATCCAATTTGTCAAGATATTTTTTATATTTTTTTACAGATTTATCTGTGAGAGGATGTCACACATCTAACCATGTGGCTGTGCCAGATTCTAATTGTTTGACCTGGTTGGCCCATTCTTTCTGCCACTGTTCAATAACTCTTTGCGCCACCGTATCGAGAACTTTTTTAAACATAAAATGCTCGGAATATACTTTATATGCAATTAATTTGTTAGTTCCTGCCTCACGGCCAAAAACAAGTGGTGTGCCTCCTTTGCCCTTTCCAATAAAAATGCCAGCAATATCTCGTCCCATAAAACTTCCATTACGCAGAAGGGTTATTTTTCCCTTCATAATTTGCACTTGCACCCCAGCATCCCCACTCCTTGCTCTGCTCTGAATTAATTCAAAAGCGGATGCACCTTTTCCTTTCTTTTTTTTAATTCGCTTTCCTGTCGTAATCTCTCGTGGCTTAAAGTATGAAAGCAGGATCGGTTTTCCTGCAACTGAAATAATCCCCTTTAAGCTTTCCGTTTTAATGCTGATTTTTCTATCAAGGTCGGACTTCATTAGATTGAAGCCAAGCTTATTCCTTATTTCATCACTTGCCACCGTCTTACCAGATTTAATTGCACGTTTTAGTGCTGATGATATGGCTTTTGTTATTTTCTGAATATTGTATTTTTCTATAAACTTTTCAATGCCTTCTAATTTAATATCAACTCGCATTTTTTTGCCTCCTGATTTATTATTTTTTCTTCCAATATTCAGGTTGTTCCATCCCTACTTGTTTTATACCATATAGCATCAGATTTACTGATGCGTTTATATCTCTATCGTGGTAAGTCCCACACTTTAAACAAATTGCATAATAAATGATAGAAGTATTGCAAATGAATGATAGAAGGTTGCAAAAGAATGAAAGATTTCACTTTAGTTTTTCTATACATAACTCAATTACTCTTGTGGCATTTGCGTGCTTGCAATGGCCAAGCCAAGAATTTACTGAACACTTGATTCTTTCTCTATCAATCAACCCTTGACTACATAAACTTTTTAATTTTTTAAATCTTTTTGTTGATTTGATTATATTCTTTTTCCGCAATAATATATTGTTATGCCATGTTCGGTATCCGAGAAAGTCTATTCCTCTATTTATCGGAAAAATATCACTTTTAGGATTAAGTTTGAGTTTTAATCTATCGCTTAAAAATGCAATTATTTTGGACTTAATTTCTCTGAGATAAGTCTTATCCTCATGGAGCAAGATAAAATCATCCATATATCTGATATAATACTCAATTTTGAGAATGTGTTTGATATAATGGTCCAATTCATTTAAGTATAAATTTGCCGACCATTGAGAGATTAGATTACCTATTGGCATATTTTTAGATTCAGGATTATCTTTATTCCCTTCATTAAATATGATTTTCTCAAATAGCCATAATGTATCCTTACATTTTATTTTCTTTTTGATAATTTTAAGCAAAATATGATGATTAA